TGAAAGTGGTGAAGAATCATCCCTCATACATTGCTGTGCCTGAAGCGGGCCCCCCCCAAGAAAACCGTATGGGATACGTAATGGTGAAAGCACCAGGACCCCATCCGAAAACCAAGGTACTCTCAGAACTTGAACCATATAATGGTATTGAGATTCTTGGCCATGATCCAAATTTGGTGCGGTATCGTTCTCGTGTGAGGAAATCCTTATTAAGTGATTCCCTTGCAGCAGAGGGCATACCTAACCATTATTCTGGCCCGGATATGAGTGCACCCTGGAAACACCACAACAAGAACCTTCTAAAGATTGCAGAGGGGGCCTATGAGGTCCCACCTGAAGCTTTGGAATGGGCCTTTCAAGATTACCTCGATAATTTACTTACAGAAATCCAACTTTATAAGGAGGACTGTGAGTATTTATGTCCGAAATTGACAGATTATGAGATGATCAACGGCAGAGCCAATTCACTGTATATGAAATCTGTGAACATGAAGACTGCCATAGGGCCCGTGGAAACTGGAAGTGGGAGAAAGATTGACAGTTCCTTATTTGTCGAACTTGATCCCCTTTCCGATGGCACGAAGGTTTTCGAACTCGCTCCCGAATCGAAGAAATATATCGATTTGATGCTGGATTATTTCTCCAAAGGGATTAAATTCGGCGTATGGAGTAGGTCGTGCTTAAAGGATGAAGTTGTGGATGAGAACAGTGAAAAAGTTCGCATCTTTTACATCATTGATTGTATGTTCGCTCTCTTAGTTCGTAAATATTATCTTCCAATTGCTGAATTCCTGTCCAACCACCCGTTGAACAGTGAATGTGCAGTTGGGGTTAATTGTGCGAGCCCTGAGTGGGATGCGATGATGACACATGTTAGTGAGTTAGCTACTGATAAGCGCTTAACTGATATGGATTATTCGTCGTATGATCTCAAGCGTCCCCAAGATGTAACAATTGCGTCCATGAATATTTTCCGTTCAGTAGCCCAATATTTGGGATATTCTGATGAGGATTTGAAAATCATGGATGGAATTGCAGATGAACTTCGCCATCCTGTAGTGAATTGGAATGGCACTATTCTCTCTTGTTTCTTTTGGACTTCGGGAAATGCAATGACCGTTTACGGAAATTCCATCGAAAAC